AATCCGGGTTCTAAGCTTGCTATGGCTGTAACCGAGAAAGACCCGGGCCCCAAAAGAGAAGCTCGTAGAAAGTCTTTTTGCGCCAGAATGCAAGGCATGAAAAATAAATTAACTTCATCTAAAACAGCAAACGATCCAGAATCCAGAATTAACAAATCTTTAAAAAAGTGGCGTTGTTGAAACTTCGTGGCTTAAGTCTTTTTTCTGGGATCGGAGGGATTGAAAAAGCCCTCGAGAGCTGGGTTGAAACGGTTCATTACTGTGAAATCAATTCTTTTTGCGCTAGACTTCTGAAAAATAAAATGATCTCTCAAGAATTGTCTGAGGGCAAAATTTGGGAAGATGTCCGAAACATCTCTATCAATGAAATTGGTTATGTCAACATCATCACCGCTGGCTTCCCTTGCCAAGATATCAGCGTTGCAGGTATTGGAAAAGGCTTGGAAGGAGAGCGAAGCGGATTATTTTTCGAGATCTTGCGCTTGGCCAAAGAAATCAAGCCCGAATTTCTATTCCTTGAAAATGTCTTAGCAATCACAACTAGAGGAGGACTTAGAGTCGTTAAAGAAATTACCTCGCTGGGGTATGACTGTAGATGGTGCGTTATATCCGCTTCGTCCGTCGGAGCTTTACAAAGACGAGAAAGATGGTTTTTGCTGGCCAAACGGAATGAAACATTGGATAGCAACCCCACGCCCCTCACAAGATTACAAACCAATACTTGCGCCAACTCCGAGTTGTGTATCAAAAAATCACGGGTTAACGCTTCCCATGAGTATTGGCCTTTTAAATCCCGAGCTGATTGGCAAGAGACTGTCTGCCGAGTTCCTAGAAGTGCTGATGGGGTACCCGATTGGGTGGACAGAGTGCAAGCTTTAGGAAATTCTGTAGTACCCGTTCAGGCAAAAGAAGCATTCAAAATACTTTGCGGTTTAAAATAATCGGGTTTAATAAAAAAGAGAGGCCACGTAGCCTCCCAAATATTTGTAACTAAAAGAGCGTTACTCCTTTCCCCTTACGGGGTGTTACAATTGTTTATCTTTTATTCTCAGCTTAATGCTGATATTTTCAAACTATATGATCCTTCAATTAAATCCAATCATCTCTTTGGAGACCCCAAAAGGGCACGGCTACGCAAATTTTCTCATGGATAGCGGTGAGGAGGGGGATCTTTATTGGATTGTCTTCTTAGATAACAGCGAGATATGGACTTTTAAAAATTCTGAAGTAAGATTAAGTAAAAACATTACTTTAGGACGACATGGAAAAAATCATCATCCCTGACGAAGAACCAAAAAAAGACAAATACGACATCAACAAACACGGTAAAAAGGGAAAAAGGGTTGGTCAAGCCGTCTATGATATCCTTCTAAAAGATTCTCCACAAAGCATGTCTACGGAGGAAATTCTTGATTCTTACCAACACGAATTTGTAAAAGAGTTTGAAAAGTGCATAGATGAAAATAAGGATCGTTACGATAGTCCATTTTATGTATTTGTTTTGTCCCACAAAGAACCTTGGGCCGAAAATGTTGTAAGAAACTGGTTTATAGGGCGTCAAACAGCCCCAGAGGCTTACGAGATGATCTTGCAATACCCTAACCACATGAAGATCCTTTACCGCATCGATAAGGTCGGAGATATTAAGCTTGATTGGGTCATCCCAGGCATCCAAGATATACGCACAATCTTAAAAAACCCCCATCTTTACGACCCTCAATTGGTTAAATACTGCACCTTGCCTTTCGGAATAAAAATTGACATATAAACTTTAAAATTGATATTTATAGTTCATCAATTGATCGGCTAAGCTCCGTCATAAGCTTATAGGCTGTAAAGGAATCGCCACCCATAGGACGACATGGAAGTAGAAGAAAATCAAGCAGTAACGGCCCCTATTGAGCCATCGGAAAACAACCAGTCAACCGACCGTCAAGACCAACAACAACAAATACGCAACGATCAAGCGTATAATTGGGGTGAAGCTCGACGGAAAATGCAAGAGCTAGAAAGAAAAGCTCAGGAACAGGATGAGTTGATTAGACGTCTTCAGGCCCAAACGCCTCAAGAAAAAGACGATCTAGAATCTTTGACCGACGATGATATTGTGACCGTTTCACAGGCTAAGAAATTAGCGGTAAAAATGGCCCAACAAGTCGCCGAAAATGTGGTTAAGCAAAAAGACCTTTCCACTTTAGAAGATCGAATCAACGTAAAATATCCAGACTTTCAAGATGTCGTTTCGCGTGATGCGATCGAAAAACTTAAAGTCGATGAGCCTGAACTTGCTCTCTCTTTGGCGACAATGCAAGATCCTTATCAACAAGCGGTGGCAGCTTACAAGCTATTAAAAAAAATAGGGGGAAAAGACGCCCTGACCCAAGAGCAAAAAAAAGCTATTGAGAATCGGTCGAAGCCCCAATCGTCAAGTACAATTGTCAAAAATAGCGCCATAGGTAATGCACATCTCTTCGAGAACGGCCTAACGCCAGAGTTGAAAAAACAACTCTATCAGGAAATGCAACAAGCCATGAAAGGTTTCTAGTCTTGCCCAATTAGAATGTAAATTTTAATACGGTTAGATATGTCTATTACTACACCATCCGTATTGTCGGCACCAGTTCAGCAAAGCTTTAGTTTTAAGCTTCTCTCGGTGCCAGTTCCCTACATGATCCACAAGATCCCAGCGGAACTCAAGGCAATGCCAAGAAACGGCGGTACGACTCTCAGAATGAGACGTTACAATCCGCTCGCAACCGCTCCTGTACCTTTAGGAAATAGCGGAGTAACACCACCTCCACAAACCCTTACAGCGATCAACATTGACGCTCAGATGAGTTTTTATGGGACGTATGTTCTCCTAAATGAGCAGGTAACACTTCAAAATCAGGACCCAGTTTTAAACGAAGCAGCACAAAGATTGGGTGTCTCGCTCCGTCAAACAGAGGATCAGCTAATGAGAGATATGTTGGCTTCAACAGCTTCTTTCATCAACTGTGTGAACGGGACTAACGGGGACCTTCCGACCGAAATCACTCGTGCGGATATCGATACGGTGATTCGTACACTACGTGGAAACAATGCCTACAGCTTCGTTTCAGGGGTAGAAGGAGATCTACGTTTTGGAACAGCGCCGGTTCGTGACGCCTATTTTGCTCTTGGTCATACAGATTTGATCGGGCAATTGGATAACGTGAACGGATTTATTTCCAAGTGGAACTATCCCAATCAACAAACCACTTTGGATTCAGAATATTGTTCTGTAGCCAATGCGAGATATTTATTGTCCTCAATCGGTTCGATCACTGCGAACGCTTCTTTGCTCGGTGCGAACGTTTATAACGTATTCCACACAGGGCGTGAGGCTTTTGCTGCGATTGAGCAAGATGGATATTCAGCGCAATTTATTTATCGTCCACCTATCTACGACTCCCCATTGGCCCTCAATGCGAGTGTGGGTTATAAATTCGCAGAAGTACCAAGGATCTTGAATGATACCTGGGTATTTAACCTAAGATGTACTTTAGCATAAGGAGGCTGACATGAGTACACCAGTACACGCGATGTTGTCAGGTTCTTTTACATCTGACGGAAACGCATTTACCCTAAGCTTGCCTTCTGGGTACAATGAGATCGAATTGGTAAACATCACCGATATCGGATCAACAGCAGCAGCAACACCCGTAATGAAGGCCAAGGGGACATCCTCGATGGCTGCGGGATCTGCCTATGTATCGCTAAAAACTAACGGTGCGGCGACCATCGCTCTCGAATCAGGGATCACAACTGGTGGATTCACCTTTGTTGCGGATTCAGGTTCAGTATCTTTGGGTGCAAGCTTGCCGATTACTGCGATTACCGCAGCAAATCCGGCGGTAGTTTCAGCGGCATCGACAGCAGGTTTGGCAAACGGAGACGTGATTCGTCTTTTTAGCCCAACTGGCATGTTGCAAGCTGGGGCAATCGACTACACGATTGGAAACGTTGTCGCTAACACCTCTTTTGAATTGAGCTATCTTGATTCATCAGGTTTTGCGGCTCCAGCGACCGGCGGTAGCGTAAGGGAGGTATCTTTCAACCCAAGATACTACCCAAGAAGCCGTATTATCACCAAAATTAGCCAAGCTGCAAGCGCTGTTGTGACTGTTTCAGTCCCACACAACCTTACTGCTGGTCAATTGGTGCGTGTAATTTGCCCATCATCTTTCGGGATGACACAAATTAACGGTATTTTAGGAACTGTAACGGCTGTTACTGCTTCTACTTTGACATTGAACATTGATTCTTCGGCCTTCACTGCATTTGCGTTCCCAACGAGCGCGGTTGCAGGTTCAGGAGTAACCCAAGCGCAAATCGTTCCTGTTGGAGAGGCTGCAAGCGGTGCATACGCTAACCTTCTTGATGATGCTACCCTTAACCAAGCGGTTCAAGGCGTTATCGTAGGTGCAAGCGTACAAACCTCCGGCAAACTCTATCAATGGATTGCAAAGAAAGGCGTATCGCTTTAATTTAACCCCGTGGTGCCCCTTAAAAAAGGGCGCCACCCTTTTTCTAGGACTTTATGAAAAAACAAAATCAAGAAATAGAATATATCTCTGAGTCCCTTACTACCGAATCTCCTAAAGAGCGTCTCAAAAAGTTGATCGAAGAAGAATCACAAATAGTCCGAGGTCGTTTTAGATGTTTCGAGAGTCCCGGCGGATCTTTGAGAGTTCAACTAAAAAAATATAAAGAACTTCCAATGTTTGACAAAACGATGATCGATAATAGGATCTATGAAGTTCCCTTGTATGTAGCTCGACACCTCAACGGGGTTGATTATTTGGCTAAAGAGGTCAACGGCAAAATTAATACCTGTGCTTACCCTGTGCATGGTCATCTCATGGTTGGTGACGAATGGGCACCCACAAGTTT